CGTCTAGCAGGATCATCGCGTTTGATTTCCATGTTAGGATCTCCGAAAGATACCTTTACAACATTTCCCTTCTCGTTCTTAACATAAACATAAAACTTTTTACTACCACCACGAGTTGGATTGTTCAGTGTAACCTTCTTACCCTGATACTCGGATTCTACTAGTTCTAAGTCATCGTATAAATCACATGACTCGCATACGTCATCTATATGTTCTGCAGTAAAATTTTTAAATGTCTCACTTGTCATATTTGCCTCCAAAGTTTATACGACTCGCAAGACTGTTTTGTTGACCAGATGTACTACCTCTGTTGGTGTCAACTTTTTTTCTAACGTTCATTTGTTTTGGTTTATTACCTCTACCATACATTACTGTGTTACCAACATTACGTAAAAAGTCCATAACACCTTCTTGTCCTGGCGTCATACTCTTTGCTTTTTGTGTTGCCTCTGGTGTACCCTCTTCTGGCATATCACCCATAGTACCTTCACCCATTAATGCTTTTACAGTCTTTAGATCCAACTTCATCTTTGATGCAATCCATGCAGCAGATTTACCTTGATCCATGTACATGTGAAGTTGTTTCATTTTACCTTCATCGAGATCCACAGATTCTTTCATTTTGTCACGATGATGTTTTTTCTTATCGTGTGCTGTTACTCTATCCACACCTTTGATCATTGATGGTTGTTTTACTAACTTGCGTAAATGTGCCTTTACTTCACTTGGTGAGTTACCAGACATAAACATTTCTGGGAACCCATCTATGTTTACTTTGAAGTCAAATGCTTCGTTCTTTTTATCCCAAGGTGCTTTTTTTAGAGTGACTTGACTTTTAGGTTTTGCCTTCGCGGCAGGACTTGCAAGTGCACGTCTCTGCATTTTAGGTGTAATTCTTATTTTCTTTGCCTCTGTCCAGTTCTTACCTTTTGGATCATATGCATTGTACTGACAGGACTTGTTCTCTTTGGTTGGTTTACCAAACATGTCGCCACAGTTTTTGCAACACATGTTCTCCATTCCATCACTTAGTCCCCTCAATCCTGCTTTGTTTCTCAATTGAGCACTAGACTTTCTACTTCTAACAATTTTAAAAGAATCAGCACGTTTACTAATATCTCCAAGAGATGATTTGGTAGAACTGGGTTTTGCTTTCTTACGAGTATTAGGTTCCATACCTTTTGCATGAAACTCTTTTAGTTCTCGATATATTTTAGAGATCCTTTTCATTATGCTAGATCCTTATCGTGATTAAGTCCACCGCGTTTCTTCTTAACGATGAATGCATTAACTCTTGCATGTCCCCACTGATCTGGAGTTGTGCCTGGCCTATGACCAGTTTTCCATGCTGCTTTTCCTCTATTAAAAACTTTACGTAATGTACCTACAGAAACACCAGACTTCTTCGCTTTGTCTGCAAGAGACTTACCTGCTTTATCTGCCTCCTCTAGATAATTTTTAAATTTTATCATAGTCTTCCCCCTGGCGCTGGCAGACCCAGCTTTGATTCTATTTCTGTTATTCTCTTTTTTGCATTATTCATACGTGTTTTGTTGTTATCTCTCATACCAGAGATAAACATGCGATATGCTTGAGACAGATTTACGACCATTGCTTTCTGCTTACGGTCATAAGGAGTCTCCTCATTCAACTGTTCGTGTCCGTCATAAAACTTTCTAAAACTCATTTTGAATCCCTATTCTGTTTTCTTACGTCACGTAATCGTGCACGATCCATCATACGATCATGCCTAATTCTGTCTGCTTCTTTTTCTCTTTCAATTCTTTTACGTGCAAGTTTTTCTGCATCCTGTTCATCAAACATGGACTTAAATGCTTTTGTATATTTCGATGGTTTAGTTTTTGCGTTTGCATCGCCTGGCGCAGGTTTATATGCAGAAGGATCATTGTCTGCTTTCTTTTTACCTCTAGCGAAATGTGCGTCTCTTTTATCTTTAGTTGACGGTTTCAAACCTGCAAAGTATTTTTTAGGTTGTGTACCCTTCTTATCTTTGACATCAGGATCTTGTGCAACCTTTGTCTTTTCAAGTAACTCTATTGAGTCTAACCAATATCTTTTTTGAGTTCCACTCTTTTCTACAATTACATAGTTTGCACCTAGATGAGTCACTTCACCAACTTCATCTGATTCTTTTACTATCACTTTATCACCAATATTATAGAGATTACCTGACACATATTGTTCACGTGTTTCTGATACTGGATTTAATTGTACATGGTTTTTATATTCTTTTTGTTCTTTTAACCCCATGCCCTTACGAACTGTGTTGAACAAATTCTTTGCGTCTGCATTAGAGAATGTCTTTGGTAAACCCTGACTAAAACTTGTGAAGTCGCCTTTGCTTGCTGCTGCTCTCATCTTAGATGCAGACATTCCTGTCGCACCTTCTGCATCTGGATCTCTATCTCCTGCAGATTCTACGTTGATGTTTCTAAAGTTATAGAAACCGTGTCTACCCTTCTTACCATTATATTTGTTGATTAGGATATCAAACTCATTGATGCGATCTGCACCAACAACCATGGTAACATTCTTGTAACCCATGTCATACAGTTTGGTAAGTAAATCAAATAGAACCTTTACCTTGTTATCCAACATGATCCTACGTGCATGACGTGGAAACATCTTACGAGCAATTTTTATCTTATCTTTATATGATAATGGATTCTTCTTTGGGTCTGTGGATTGTGACAGGTAAACGAAATACGGATTGTTCCCCGCCTTACGAGAGAGAACAGTCAATAGTTTCTCATGACCAATAGTGGGTGGATTCATTCTTCCCCACGTAAAGAAGACTGTCTTTTCTTCTTCAACTAGAAAATTCTTAAAAGACCCGATCAACCCTTCTTCCTTTCGACTTCTTTCTTGCGAACATCCTTAAACATTCTCTTCGCAAGCATCTTAATTCGTTTTTTTACTGCAGGTTTATCTAGTCGTTTTTCTAGTTCGGATCTACGTGCCATAGGTAAATCGTTTTTATCTTTACCTTTGGTTAATTTTTTGACAACTGCTTTACGCGCTGCTTTCATCGCACGTCTCTCTAAGGTATCCTTATTAGCCATGCGTCTTTTGGCCTTGTCTCGACCAATTTTAATTTTGTTTTTGAGACGTTTCATCATACGACCACGCTTCATGCGTTGTTGTATGGATAGTGCTTCGTTTTCGGGTTCAACATCTTCGTTGCCCGCATACGTTCTTTTTCTTTTTTGCACTCTATAATTAATCAGTTCGTCCTCGCCTGGACGAGGTTCTGCATTAATCATGTCTTTAAACGACAACGGTTTTGCCATCTTAATTCCTTCCCGGCTTGTCCCATCCTTTTAATATATCTGGTGAAAAGTTGGCGTAGGAGAACTCCATACGATCAACAATTTTCACTGCATCACCACCAAGTTTGTCTATAGCGACATAACCCTCCTGACCTGTAACACGATAACCTCTTTTTGTTTTAAGGAATGTGTCCACGTTTGAGAGTTTATTTAAAGTATTTATAAGTTTCATCTTCGCAAGAACTATAACTTTTTGTAGATCAAACATCTTCACCAGCGATTGTCGGTTCGCTGGTGAAAAGAATTTTAGTATCTCATTAAGTTTCTTTATTTGCGTGGATTTCCCTTTTTCCGTTTTCCGTTTGTCTGCTTCTTTTTGGAATTTTTGTTTAATCCAAGAAATGAGACGGTTAGTGTGGGTCTTGGTATTTTGAATGACTTGACCTTTCCTAACATACGTGTTATTAAACTGCTCAATGAGTTGAGCCAACTCAGGATCTTTTTCAAGAGTCCTAAGAGTAGTCCCACTAATTTGGTTAAAAATTTGACCGGCAGTTGATAGATAACTTGTAACTTCATCTGTGTCCTTCCTACTCATGGTGAGTTTAGTTAGATCCCTGAGCGTTGCGTCTTGGCTCCACACATTTCTGGTTGTATTAAACCTTGATACGTCAACTCCATACGAAGCTTTGAGAGTCTCGAAGGAGTTACCCTTATAGGTTGTATGCCAGACGATTCCAATCTTACTTTGCTTAATTGCATTAGCTGCATCCGACTCTCCAGGCACCGCATATACGATAGTATTTGGATGAAAGGTAACATAACTTTTTCCCTTTATCTTTTGAGTCTTAACATCACTCTTGGAATATAAAAAGTCACCTTGAATGATACCTTTAATTCCTAACTCAGGTAAATGTTTTAATGCCAACTTTAATTTAGTGTTAAGGTCTCCACTGGTATCGGCATCAATGTCTGCATTTGATTTGTAGACCTTTGGAGACTTTGCAAAGATTCCTTTCTTTGCGACAAAGAACTCTCCGTCTCGTGGATCGGTGCCGCAAAAAATAGCAGGAGCACCATCCCACTTAACAGATACTTTACCTTCATGTTCGCCTCCTAACATATCTCTAAGAGATCTTAAGGCAAGAATTGCATCACGAGTACCCTTCACTCCACCATAAAGAACTTTGTCCTCTATATGAGTCATGTGTGTGTTTTTCTGTTCTGTTATAAAATCTGAGAACTGCATCAGAACTTAACCTTTGTACTTACAATAACATCAGGTTTCTCTGGTGTCAAGAACTTAACTAGATTTAATACATTGTTTTTAATTTTAGATATAACGGATTTGTAAACTCCACTTATTTTATTTTTTATTTTATTTAAAATATTTTCTGCTATCATTTTATTCTTATGTTCAATATCCTCAGACATTGCATTTACAATAAGAGAAACGACTGACCAAAAATTATATTCTCCAGTCTTTACACCTTTTAGTTTACGTGATGATGTTTTAAATCTCACTTGTACTTTCATCGCGTCTGCAATCTTTTCACAATACGCATCATCATATACAGAATGAATACTAACACTACGTCCATCATGCGAAGCGACTAACATAAACTCTGCGGCAGAATTTGACTTTGCACCATATTTTACAAACCCAGACATTGCCTCTCTTGCAAATGCGATTTTAAAATCTCTGTTTTTCTCAAATAGTTTTGTCATTGCACTCATTGCGGCTTTGTGTGCCTTTTCACCTTTATTCACCAATTCATTCTCACCAGACTTGATCAGTGGTCTTAACTGACTTGGTGCAACAGATGCGGTGACAAAATCATTCACAATGTTTTCTGTAAGTTTATAGTTGGGATCTTTTTTAATTTGATTTGAAACAGAATTTGTCGCTGCGTAAAATGTTGCAAGACTTTCTGATTTACCACCAGACATCAATTGTGCAACACCAATCTTTAGTGAAAGTCTTTTGTTACCAATTAGAATATCTGTCTTAGGTGTTGTATCAGTTGCACCGTACTTTTTCCACTCTCCAGTCAAAGAAGACTTTGCACGACCATATTGTTCTGCTTTTGCACCATTACCCAACTTAAAATGTTTCTTTACTGCAACTGCAATTCTCTCTCCTGCCTCTAATGCTGCAGGATTCTTTTCAAGTACTGCCATTGTTTTCGCACCAACACCAGACTTTTCTACGTCAAACTTTTGACCAGTGATTTTATGAAACCCCACTACAATTGCAGCCTCATAGTCTTCTGCCTTGAGTGAACCTTCTGTTAAATAATTTTTAAAATTAAACATATTACTTACTCTTTTACTAAACTGGTCTGATTGTATACTATTTATAACATTTTGTAAATAAAAAAACGCACCTAAGTGCGTTCTTTCTGTCGTTTATCTTTTTGATCTTTGTGTCGCATTCGTTTGAGTGCTTGGATCTTGATCTTCTCCTTATACTTAGGATCGTATTCTTCGTACCCTTCCACCCCCCAATCACGCGCCCATTGTGCGATCATTCTGATATCATGTTTTTTACCCATTCTGAATCGCTTTCAATTGATCTACTAATGATGCAGATTCCTCTGGCATTTCGATTAGATGTCTACGTGCAGTGTATAATCGTTCAAGTCTTTGTTTGACTGAACGAACCCTGCGTTTTACACCTTCAAGATGTTTGATCTCTGCTTCTACACGAGGCAACCCCAAAGCAATCGCTTTGGAGTCGCGTTGGACAGAGCGCATCACTCTGTCCGTTTTTATTCCATACACTATGCCGCCTCCGCGAATTTAATTGCTGTTTGTAGTGCATCACGTTTCTTAGACTGGTTGTAACCGAACCAACTGTTTGCAAGACGGTTCTCTTGGTTGTGACCTTGAACGTGATCTGTGATGTAAGTGATGGAGTTGAATGCCTGCCACCACGAACCTTCCGCATAGTTTGCGCCTGGTTGTGTTTCCAAAACATCAAGAGCAAGTTTTGCGTTACGTGACAATGACTCTGCAGTTGTCATACCTTCTTTGACTCGTTTGTCAGAAGAACGTGGGAAAACTGTATTGATGTAGTCAATGTATGACTCGTTAGTGTAACGTTTGGAACCAAGGAATGCAGCGATCTCTTTGTATTTCGCCATCTTCTCAGTTGCGATACCTAACTGTTCTTTCACGATCTCTGGGTTGAAGACACCTCGGTGACCGATCTTAACCTGACGATCCGAACCATTGTCAACCGCAAAAGTCAATGTGTTATTGCAGACAACACGAATAGGTGTGAACATCACGTTGATTGATTTCCCATACTTGTGTGGGTTTGAAAAAAGTAAGTATGACTCGACTGTGTCACCTTTGAACAGTTCGAAAGAGTCTTTCACCTTTGCAAGTGCCCAGACAATCTGACCATCTTGTAGTGAACCTGCAGTGTGCATTTCCATGTCACCTGCCATTACATACTCATGGAAGAAATCAAATGCTTCTGAGTTCTGACAAGGATTCCAACCTTTACCAACATTGGTAAGGATCTTACCGTCAGTTGTACGTACTAGTGACTTCTGACCTGTCGGTACTTGTTCTCCATTAAAATTAATATAGGACTCGACTTCAGCAACTTCCCAATCGACTCCTGCTTTCACCATCATTTGTTCTGGTGATAGGTCATTGGATACAGGAACACCGAGTCCATGCCATGGAACCTCTCCTGCGTATGCCATTGTTTCGACCATATGTGCCATGTTATATCTCCTCTTTAACTTAACAACACAATAACTATAACATAAAAAAGGGGGCATGTCAACCCCCTTTTTTTGTTTTATTTATTTTTTTTACTGAACAACGCGATCCTTTTCTAACTGTTGGAAAAATCCTAAAGATACACGCTTCTTCATTTCTCCAGAAGTCCAGTAATTATAGAAAGGCTTCACATAAGTTTCGAACTCACGTTCTAAAAGACCACGCTTAACACCACGTGCTAAAAGAATTTCTTCTGCACTCATTGCAGTGAAGTGAATCAATGCCTGAATATCCATGTTGTGTTCACGCATTTCGTTGACAATCTTTGTAGTAAGACGCTTGTCATAATCTGCATCCTTACCACTATTGTCCTTCATGAGGCGAGCAATAACCTTTGTGTTACGGTCTTCTAACTGCAATGCTTCAATCTTTGCTTCGTTTGCAGTAAGAATCCTTGGTACACCAAATGAATTACCGATCTTATGCATGACTGCAAAGAAAATATTCTTTCCAGTATCAGACTTCCTACCATAACCCTGATCTTCGATTGCGGCCTTGATAGACTCTTCATCATTACCGATAATATTTTCTTCGACCATGGAAACAACAACTGACACAGTATCTTCCGTAGTACGGTTGTTCTTTGCTACTTCATACTCATCACGCTTATTCTCTGTGCCTTGGTAAGTTCTCTCCCAATACGCAGCAGACTTTTCTTCAAAATCATAAAACTCTACGATAGCACAATAAAAATGTGTTGCACCAGCTTCAACGTGACCCTGATGCCTATGACCACCAGCAATTAAACGATACTTATTTCCTTCCTTTACTACTACAGGCGGAATATAATATTCTGGACAATAATTTCCATTTGTAATCAAGGCGGCATACTCAGAAACCTTTACGTTACTCAGTCCCTTAAAACGTGCCTTGTTATCATGAGTATCCTTATTAGATACGATTAAATTCATAGGTACACGCTTGATTGAAATTACGCGCATTCCCTTTGCGGATGGACTCCTTGGTTCAATATAATTTGACATTAGCTTACGCTCCTTGTTTGTCATTTTCAATTAAGAGTTTCTTTTGCTTACGCACTGTATTCGAAACTCGGTTTCAATAATAATAGTATATCACTTTTCCTTATGAAAGTCAAGCGGAGATATGAAATTTTTATCAAATTTTTCTGATATAAACTTAGCTGAATTTGGTTCATAGTTTATTTCATATCCAACTGACTGATCTTTTATCAAGATCATTTGATTGAGTGGTGTTCCTGCAGGAATTATTTCTTCACTATTCAAACAATGCCAGAACACTTGTACGTTAAGAGGTTGGTTTCCTCGTAACAATCCTGTTGCTGCAGTAAACCTTTTATCATCAGAGTAAGGTATCGGCATCATCAAAAGAGAATAACCCTTTGGTACTTCAACAAACCAAGGGGTCTGAATCTTAATAACAGTTTCTAATGTGTTTGGTGTTTTTTCTTGGAACTGCATTAACTGTTCTGGATCATGAAAGTGAATGTAATGACCTAGAAAACTCGCACCTGCTTCTGTCTTTATCTGGTCTTCACTTGTCGCCCACCAAAAGTTTTTCCCATCACCATTTGTCTTTATCTGTATATCCATACTAGATCTCATCACCCACCCCTCATTTACAATAGAGGCGATGCCTGGACATTTGGTAATTTTTACTCCACCAATCGGTACACTCTTATAATATTGTAGTGCACGTTTCATCCACTTCAAGTGGTTTTTACCTGTAGGTATAATTGGGTATTTTTCTGCAACACCTTCTGTGAAGCATGTAAACTTTACTTTAGGCGTCTTCGTCTTTGTTTTGCCCATTTATTCATAATCCTAGTTTCACGAATGTTCTTAATTACTTTACGTTTGACACGTGCAGCTTTACTTCTCATAATTCTCTCTGCACGTTTTGGTAGGGGTTCTGTTTCCATTAAGCCTCCAAGTAGGTTAGAACGCTTTCCCAATCAGGGAACTCTCCTTTTCCAAAGTGAATGTGTTCACCTTGGAACTCTCCAGCACCGTTTGCAGTCCTGTCATCGATAAGGTAGTCACCCATGTTCAAGTTTTTATTGTGAGACAATATGAGTCTTTTAGTTGCAGCAGACCCTAAGTTTCCTTCAACCCATTCATACTTGTCACTCCAAGCAGAAGCATTGCCCCATGGTGCTGTTGATAGTATATATACATCATATTTCTCTGATAACCTTTTGAAAGCATCGAGTGCGCCAGGCATAGGAAACATCCTTGAAAAGATGCCAGGCATTTTATCGTATCTTCCTTCGTACTCTAACGCTTCTTGAAATGTTAGAGAATCGATACCAGAATTGAAATCAACCAAGACTCCATCCATATCGACATAGACAATTTTCTTCATAATAACCTCTCTAAATACATAATAATATTAACATAACAATATAGGATTGTCAAGCGGAAAATGTTAAATACTACAAAATTATTAATAAATCATTTGTTCTGTCATCTTTTGATGATACCTGCATTTATGTATGGTGAATGGTGGATGTTTCTATTAGGATTTTTGTGGTGGCAACTAATTGCGATAGTAGCAATTAGTGGTGGATATCATAGATACTATAGTCACAAATCTTTCGAAACATCTAAATTTTACGAACCTTTAGTTAATATTTTAGGAATGTTTAGTGGTGCTGGCCCTGTGTTATCTTGGGTAGGATCTCACAGAAAACATCATTCTCATAGTGATACTGAAGAAGATCCTCACAGTTATAAATTCAAAGGATTCTGGAAAGTATACACAAACGTATGGGGATATGATGCCACTATCGAAAGAAAATATATAAAAGATTTAATATCCAATAAACTTGTAAGATGGTTCTACATAAATTATTTTAATTTAAATATTATTCTCATATTTACGTTATTTTATATACATCCGTTATTATTAACTTTTGCGTATGCATTACCAGTTGTCTTAGCATTTCATGGGTATAGTATACTAAACACGTTAGGACACAAAGATGGTATGCCTAACAATACGATAGTAGGTAATATCCTGACTGCAGGTGAAGGATGGCATCTAAACCATCACGAGGATAGTAGAAATTATAAAATTGGAAAACAATGGTGGCAGTTTGATCCCACAGCTCATTTTATAAAACTCATAAAGACAAATGATTAAATTTAATCACAACAATAAAGTTTATAATTTCTTTCATATTCCTAAGACAGCAGGTACAAGTATATCTAATGTTATAAAAAATAATTTTGAATATGAATTTATTTGGAAAAAATATAAACAAGATTATAGTATAGGTTTTCAACATTTAAGTTATAAAACTTTTGAAAAGCATGTTGATCCTAATGATATAAACTTTGCAGTTGTAAGACACCCTGTAGATAGAATAGTATCTTTATATAAAAATTTTATAGTAAAAGATAAGTATCAATCTTTTACAGATTGGTATGAGAGTATTACAGTCAGCGCACCTCATATACTAAAAAGTCAGAAAGAAATTTTAGAGGGTGGAAAATTTATTTTATATAAATTTGATAATTTAAAACCATTAGAAAAAGAACTTAATGTTACACTACCTATGTTAAACGTAATAGAGGATATTACGAAAATAGACCAACATGAAGTTGATTTAATTCTTTCAAGGTATTCAGAAGATTTCGAAGTGCTGGAGCGTATAAATCATGTGCAACAATTTTATGAGCTATAGGACTTAAGTGTACCCATTCATCCTCATACATTTCATCTAAGTCATATGCAGCAGGAGTCATTTGCACCCACTTATCACTATAGTTTTTACCATTCAAAAATTTATATGCACTTTCACATAAAAAATCACCAACGTCTACACTTTCAATCGGCCCAATGGTATGAATAAATCTTATTGGTATATCACCTGCCGCATATCTTAACAACTCAACGTCTTTTACTGCTCTCTCATAGTAGTATTCAGAGTATCTCATTTCATAAGACATGTTTATAAGATCATCAAAGTTATCTCTATCTTTTGAATAAGATCGATATACATCGTAAAGAGACATATCCCTATTAGGAATCATTTGTTTCTTTAACCATTCCGAATAAATCAATTCGTGTTTGGGAAGGTATCCACCTATAGGAACTGAACCCTTTAACAGACTGTAAGTAATAATATCATAGTTATCTTTTGAGTCAATTCTTTTTATGTAAGTTTTTTGATACTTGTCAGCAACAGGTATGTAATTCCTATACCAAGGAGGCAAGTCACAAAGAATTAGATCTGGTTCATAGTCTTTGTTCAACATAAAACAATCATAAAGATGTTCACACGTGATACCACGATATGCAGCATTACGAAAATGTACATCCTTAAAAATTTCTGATAGATATTCAGGCCATGTTTTAACTGGTGGTCTGTTAGTGTTTGACGCACCAAGTATCAATATTTTCATCTAATATAAACTCTCTTTAATCTACGGTGTCCGTTGAGATTGTGGAATGGTTTCCTACGGTGAAGAGTTGCGTAGTTCTGCATGATTAAATACATGTTAGGTTTCCACACAATATCTGTTACTTCTCTACTCAATATCAAATCGGTAAAAAACTTATGATCCTCTTCTGGTAGAATAGTAAACGGACACCATCTTGTATAGTATCCAAAGTCATCTTTACCTATAAGTTTTGAACTTAACTTACGAGCCTTCATCGCATACAAACGACCATGTGCTTTGTTGTTAAATTTAAAAAACTTATTTTCATCTATGGTTTTTTTAAAGTCTAGGTGAACATCTAAATCCTTATACTTTTCACCAACCTCATCAGATACACGTGTAGAAATAATTTGTGTTACTGGACACTCCTCTTCAGCATCTTCACACCATAGTGCAGAATACTTTGGAAAGTATCTGACATGAGATCCATCTTGATGCCACTCCTGATCTGGAACGGATGTGGTCTCATCTGTAGTAACAACTTTCAAGTCAAGTTCAATATCTGTTTCACCATATTCTTTGGCAATTTCTAATGCTTCATCGAAAGACTTTACGTCTTCCCAGATTTTAAAAACTTCTATTTTCTTATTCATAACAACTATTCCATTTACTATCTTTATAATAAAATGATGTTCTGTATAACATCCGTATTCCATCCTCTACTTTTAATGGTGCATTACGTTTATGTATAGTTGATGTTTGATCCATCACACAAAGATCTCCCTCTTCCCAATCAGACTCATACAGATACTGTTCATCAGTGGTACACCTTTCAGTTAAGTCTTCTATTAGATCCTTAGAGATTGTTGGATTAGTCATGCCTGGAAATGGAAAGAATAAAGTTGGTTTACCTGTTATAGGATGTTTTCTAAGTAGTCTTTTCTTGACCTCAATTTTACGTCTTCCATTTGGCATTTTCTCTACTGTCATATAGTCTTTATATATTGATGAACCATTTCTCCTTCCAGTACGTGTTCGGAGATTATAAATGTCCATAGAAGCAGCGCCTGACTGTGAGATATCTTTTCCTTCGTATACTCCATAGTCATCTTTTTGTTCAACTAAAAAATTAGAAAAGGTCGCCCAAGAATCTTGCAATTCTTTTTTCATGTTTTCAGGCAAGTCTTCATAAACTTTAGTGCAATTAGAATATGTGGTAGGTGTACCACCCAAAGGTTGTTCTCCATATAGACAGACTACTTCCTCTGGATCTGCA